ATCCCCTTGGGATCTGGGGTTCACCCGGAGCGTAGTGAGTAGTGGGTGGGGACGGTCCTATACTGGGATCGTTCCCGCCCCCTTCTTTTTTCCTGACTACCGATAAGCGGTAGACACTAGCCACGACAGGGAGAAACCAATGGCTAATACAACTTTTTCAGGACCAGTACGATCAGAGAACGGATTCCAATCCGTTGATAAGGGCAGTTCAACTGGTGCTTACACCACCAGAGTCGTTCTAGGAGGGGGTGTTGGACACGCTTCAGGCGTTACAGTCAACACCTCTGCGGGCGATAGTCCAGCTATCGGTGAGTTTACCCAGCCAGCCAACACCGTCCTCACCAACATCTCCATTGTCTGTGTCACGGCTCCGGTTATCGGAACGGGAGACATTGGGTTTGAGGTTGGAACATCAAGTTCCGGTGCCCAGATTGTTGCGGCGGTCACGGATCAGATTCTAGATGGTGGCACGACAGTTGTGGTGGGTAATGTCGTAAAGCTCACGTTGATAAGTGGAACGGAGAGTGGCACCACTGCTCCCGTGTCGGTCGTGTATGCTGGTTCCGAACGGACGGTTTACTGCAACATCACGAATACTGTAGATGCTACTACTGCGGGATCGTTCACTTTCATTATTGAATATGTTACGACTGCATCGCTGTCTTAACATGACGAACTGAGATAAGGTCATCCGTTCAACTGGACGGGTGACCGCTATCTCCTATTGCAAGCGGGGCAGGAGTCCTGTCCTTGCGGGGAGAACAAGATGGCTAACGCAACAACGTCCCAAACGATCCAAGACGGCGACCGCATCGCCGTTATGAAATTCACCAATATCTCCGATGGCACAGATGAAGCTAACGAGATAAAGGTCGATGTTTCCGCCCTCCAAGCCGAATCCGGCACCGGAAAAGCCTGCGATGGTGTAACAATCCAGCAGATATGGTATGATCTCTCCGGTATGACCGTAGACATTATGTGGTCTGCGAGTACCCACAAGATCTGCTGGACTCTTAGCGGATACGGTTTCTATGATTTCCGACAAGCTGGACCTCTTACCAATAATGCGACTAGTCCAGACGGAGATGTCGATTTCACTACTACGGGAGCCACCAACGGGGACCGTTATACCGTGATGCTGGCCGTAAGGAAGAGCTACTAATGGCTAAAGATCCGAAAAACTCGACTGCAAAGGTTCCGACGTACAACAAGGTCGCTCGTCAGAAGGCGGAGGCAGATCATAATTGGGGATATTACAGTAGACTTGTTGAAAATTATCCCGACCATGAAGGAGAAGTCGGTCATACAAGCCATATCGCCAAGGAGTATCCTAATTGGAGGGCATTTTAATCATGCCAGCAGATGAAATTATGTCCAAATTCAAGTCAGGTACCCTTAGGTCGGGTTCTGGCCATGAGGTCACGGACAGGGAGCAGGCCAAGGCTATTGCTGCGAGTTATGCTGCAGGCGGACTAATTAGTGGTGGTATGCTCAAAAAGATAGTGGCCAAGAATATGAATCTTGCTGATCTATCTCATATGAGATCTAAGGGGATGATTGGCAACGGATCTAGAATGCCCAAGCTGGCCAAAGGTGGTGTCGTTTCTTACAAGGAATCTGTACGCAAGAAGTTTGGATGTTCTGATGTGGACTCGGGCTGATGGCTACATCTGGAACCGCTACGTTCAACCTTGATATCTCAGAGGTTGTAGAGGAAGCGTTTGAGCGATGTGGCCTTCAGTCGAAGACGGGCTATGATATGGATACGGCTCGTCGGTCGCTGAATCTGCTATCCCTTGAATGGACGAATCGTGGTCTGAATTTCTGGACCGTAGAGCAAGGAACTGCCACCGCATCAGACGGCACTTCCACGATCACGCTACCAGCAGATACCATAGATTTGATTCAGCATTGGATTCGTGATGGATCTGGTACCACGCAAAGTGACTTACCCCTATCACGATTCAGCGTGTCGCAGTATTCCACGATCCCAAACAAGCTTACCGAGGGGCGTCCCGTAAACCTATATATCGACAAGCAGCGTGCTGCTCCGGTTGTATACCTGTGGCCCACCCCTAATAAAGATTACACATTCGTTTATCAGCGTATTCGGCGTATTGAAGATACAGGTGTTGTAGGATCAAATAATCCTGACATCCCTGCTCGCTTCCTTCCGGCGCTTGTATCCGGCTTGGCGTACCTTATATCACAGAAGTACCCCGAAGCGTTCGTTCGATCTGCTGAACTTAAAGCTGAGTATGAATTTCAATGGCAATTAGCAGAACAGGAAGATCGTGACAGAGCGTCTGTTCACTTTGTGCCGGGGGGCTATAGCTGATGGCTAGGTTCGCCAGAGGTAAATATGCGTTCGGGTTCTGCGACCGTACCGGATTTCGTTATAAGCTCAAGGATCTGGTTCCGCAGGTTAAGGCTGGCCGTATGACAGGTCTGATGGTTGGCAAAGATATGCTAGACAAGGACCAGCCCCAGAACTTTCTTGGCAGGCTTGGCGATTATGCTGATCCACAGGCTATTAGGGATCCACGCCCTGACTTATCCCAGGATGATAGCCGAAGGCTTTCGGCATTTGATCCTGTAGGAAATGGTAATGCGGGCGCTTCGGGCAATCTCGTAGCCCATGGTAGGGTCGGCATCGTGACGGTGACCACATGAATTACGCCGAATTGACTGCGGCTATCAAGGATTATTGCGAGAACACTGAATCAGCTTTTGTTGCGGCAATCCCCACGTTCGTCAAGCAGGCTGAACAGCGTATCTATCGTTCAGTCAACCTGCCCGTAAGCCGCAAAAATGTTGCTGGCACGATCACCGATGGCAATCAGTACCTGGGAATGCCTACTGACTTCTTGTTTCCACTATCACTAGCGATTACAAGCTCCAGTAACCAAATATTTTTATTGAACAAAGATGCGAACTTTATTAGATCAACGTATCCCAACGTATCTACGGAAGGTGTCCCCAAGTATTACGGTATTTTTGACAGTGACACATTTATCGTCGGTCCTACGCCTAACGCCGATTTCGTTACGGAGCTTCATTATTACTATCAGCCAGCCTCAATCGTAACGAGTAGTACATCGTGGCTGGGCACTAATGCTGATACAGTTTTGCTTTATGGTTGCTTAGTGGAAGCATACACCTACATGAAAGGCGATGCGGATATGATGCAGCTATATCAACAGAGGTATCAAGAAGCGTTGATGTTATTGAAACTAGAAGCTGAAGGACGGATGACTGGCGATGAATACAGGGATGGTACTATAAGGATATCACCGCAAATGACGACTGCTCAATGATAAGTGGGGAAGTAGGTGATGTCAGCGTCATCACGACGAGCAACTCGACCCTTGGCCCGGAGCATTGGGCCAACCGCGCTACGGAGCAGGTTATTTCTATAGGTGAAGACGCACATCCCTTGATCGTAGACCAAGCGAAGGCGTTCAAGGATCGTATTCGCCATGTCTTCAACTATTATATCAAAGAAGCGATCAAAGAAGATCGCTCCAAGGTAATCACCCTGCTACGTTCAGCAGGTCACAATGATTTAGCTAATTCAGTGGAGAAGTTGTAATGGCTATTACACAGGCGATGTGTACGTCTTTTAAGAAGGAATTGCTGGAAGCGAAGCACAATTTCCTTTTTTCCGGCGGCAACGATTTTAAGATTGCGCTTTATACAAGCAGTGCAACCATGAGCGCATCTACTACAGCGTATTCTGCTACTAATGAGATTAGTGGCACGAACTATACTGCTGAAGGAGAATCGTTAACGCGGGTAGACCCTTCTAGCAGTGGAACTACTGGTTTCACCGATTTCGTTGATGAAACATGGACTACAGCAACATTTACGGCCAGAGGTGCCTTGATATATAACGAGACTACATCAGGTGATCCGGCAGTCATTGTTCTGGATTTCGGTGCAGACAAGACTGCCACCGCTGGTACGTTCACGATTGCTTTTCCTGCGGCAGATGCGAGTAACGCGATTATCCGCATAGCGTAGCATGGCAAATATAACAGGCTGGGGCCGATCTACTTGGGGTTCCGGTACTTGGGGTGAGCCAGTACCCGTTGAAGTAACGGGTGTAGCTGGAACGGGTAGCGTTGGAAGTGTTTCAGTAACAGCCGATGCCAATGTTACCGTAACAGGGGTTGCTGGTACCGGGGCAGTAGGATCGGTCACGGTAGCCGCAGATGCAAATGTTTCCGTCACTGGTCTAGCGGGAACAGCATCGGTAGGAAGCGTCACTGTAACGGGTACTGCAAATGTTACGGCGACGGGAATAGCCGGAACGGGTGCAGTTGGCTCCGTAACGGTAACAGGTGATGGAAGTGTTTCGGTAACAGGATTGGCCGGAACAGCCGCAGTTGGTTCGGTATCGGTAACGGCTGATGCAAATGTTACCCCAACCGGGATCGCGGCGACAGGTGGTGTAGGTTCGGTAACGGTAGCAGGAGATGGAAGTGTAACCGTCACCGGAGTAGCGGGAACGGGTGCGGTAGGAAGCGTTACGACGAGCGTTAGTCAGAATATCGAAGTAACGGGTGTGGTGGGAACAACGGGAATAACTGGAGTCAATGTATGGAGCATCATAGATGATTCTCAGACACCAGATTGGGGAGCGATAGATGACGCACAAACACCGGGATGGTCGGAGGTGCCGGATTCACAGACACCGGGGTGGGCTGCTGTAGATGACGCACAAACACCGGGATGGTCTGGGGTATCCGATTCGCAAACGCCTGATTGGGAAGTTGTGCCCTCATAAGAATCTAGGAATAAAAAATGGCAACATACGTTAATAATTTGAGATTGAAGGAAATTGCTACAGGTGCCGAATCAGGTACTTGGGGCACTTCCACCAACACGAACCTAGAGCTTATAGCAGATGCCCTTGGTTCTGGTACGGAAGCGATTGCAACTAACGCCGACGCTCATACTACTACCATAGCAGATGGTGCGGCTGATGAAGGCCGTGCTTTATTCCTGAAATACACAGGCACTCTGGACTCTGCGTGTACCATTACTCTGGCACCGAACACCATTAACAAGGTGTGGTTCATAGAGAATGCTACAAGCGGCGCTCAAAACATCATTATCAGTCAGGGTTCCGGGGACAATATTACAATAGCCGCAGGAAAAATTGCGGTAATATTCACCGATGGTGCCGGATCTGGAGCGACTGTCTTGGACGCGCTTGCTGATCTGGAGTTGAGTAGCACCCTGTCGGTAGCCGGTGCTAGTACACTAACGGGCGTTACAACTCATGGCGGCAATGTTGTATCAGATACCGATTCTACAGATGATTTAGGTACGACAGGAGTGCGTTGGGCGAATTTGTGGGTAGACGATGTCATAGCGACTACTACCGTCAAGCCCGGAACCCTAGTTCTAGGCGCTGGTTCGATCACCGACACATCTGGCGCGATAACCTTTGGTAATGAAAACTTGGTTACCACGGGCACATTAGGGAGTGGGGCTCTAACTGCTGGTGCGATTTCGGGAACTACGCTCTCGACCACGGGCAATGTCACATTCGCTGGCTTGCTGGGTATCGGCTCCGCAGCCAACGCCGCAGTCGTCCTAAATATCACCAGTGACGACACTGCCGGTGTCAACCAGTTCGGTATCAACATCAATCCGACACTTCAATCTGGCGCAACGACATCTGGAACAGGCTTGCGAGTAATTGCAGGTTCGGCAGCCGCCTCGTTCACGATGCCGATACTGCGTCAAGTTCACATAGAAGATGCGGGCAAGGGATCTGGCTCTACGATTACGACACTCGTTGGACTGGACATCGAAAATCAGACGACCGGCGGCACCAACATTGCGCTTCGTACAGGTACGGGTGGTGTGGAGTTTGGGTCTTCGGTCAAAACTGTTGGTAATGTCGGTGTTGGTGTCGCATCAGGGGCGATGGCACTGACGGTGCTTGAAGATTCGTCATCGCAGCCGGTGGCGCTATTTACCAATAGCCATGCCAGCACCCCCTACGGCATCAAGGTTGAGTACTCGGGCAGTACTAATAACGCCGCCTATCCCTTCCTTGAGTGCGAGGATTCTGAAGCCGTTCGTCTCGACATCTGGTCTAACGGAAATGTCTACAATTTTAATGGCACCTACGGCCAACTTTCAGACGAACGGCTGAAGACCGATATCGCTCCTTCCCGCTCCCAGTGGGAGGATGTGAAGTGGCTAGGCGCGAACGCGATTAATTATCGCTTCCTAGTGGATGGCGATGATGCCCAAACGATGCTGGGCTGGGGAGCGCAGAGCGTGGAAGCGGCTGGGATGGGTGGACTAGTTGAGCTTACGGGCGAGGACGAAGACACATACACCCTAAAAACTTCAGTCATCCATACGAAAGCTGTTATTGCGCTCGGTGAGGCGCTTGTGCGGATAGAGGCGCTAGAGGCGCAGCTTGCGAATGGAAGATAGTGTGGGGGAAATTCTATCTTTTCTCGCGATTCCAGCCGCTGCGGGTGCGGCTTGGGCTGGAGTGAAGAGCGGATTAAATGGAGCCAGGTATTCGATTATGGAGATTGAGCGAATTGTTAACAGGCTGGACGAAAAGGTGGATAACCATGGGGAACGTCTTGCGGCGATTGAAGCGGAAACGGGCAACCTTAAGGAAAGAGTCACCAATGCTAGAAAGTGAAAATGTTAAAGATATTCCTGAAAATGTGCCGACAGAAAATACGTCGAATGGTACGCTTACTAAGGATATTTATTTTTCTTTAGCACAAGCTAATCTAGCTAAAAACTTACTTCAGGCCGTGAATGAGTCTCGTAATGTATACGTTGAGGCCCAGTCTAGGTGGGAAGCCTTTCTCGTAGGCATAGGAATGTGCCCTGGTGATGAGATTGTCGGAGGCGACTTAGATAGTAATGAGTCGAATAAACGTTGTTTAACGATTAGTACTAGTAACGGTATCGCTAAAGAATAACAGCTATGCCCTTTACTAAAATCGCGCCCAAATCTGGGATTTTCACGGATGGTACTAGGTACTCCGCGCAGGGTACTTGGTATGATTCTGATAAGGTGCGATTTCGTAAGGGATTCGCTGAGAAGATCGGTGGTT